GTTCCATATCCAGTATTATTGGCAAGTATCAAACTATCAATGACGCTTTCCTCAAAGAAGCAGAAGCCAATGTTCCTTTCAGTGGTTACGACATTAGTCATTTGTACATAAAACCAACCACTGTAGACGGCTTTGCTGGGGATCCGGTTGGTATTACTACCGATGTCACAGTGATAACCAGCGACACAGCTATCATTGGTGCTGATACTGATATCATGTCACCAGACGATACTGTACACGGATGGCTAACTGGTGACGGGCAAGCACCTAATGGTTTACCTGTCACTACCGGTGTTGTGTTCCCTTCCAGTCCGTTGGTTGGCGATTATGCTCTACGCACAGACTATTTGCCTAACAGACTGTTTAGATGGGATGGCCGTCGTTGGGTCAAGATTGAAGATAATGTTAGAACCACATTGACCTTGGGTGCCAATAACTTAACACAGCGTAGTAGCTTTGTTAACAACACAGACACGTTTACCAACAACAGTGGCAATGTCACTGTACGTCAAAGCCTTAGTCAGGCATTAAAACCCAAGGCGGATAATTAATGAGTCAGCAATTTTTTTATGATGGTCAGATTCGACGATTCCTTGTGCAGTTCATGCGAATTGTCAGCGGCATTGATGTAGAATTTGGGAAAAACAGCCAAGGCGTTAAGGCATTGCAACGTGTTCCAGTTTACTATGGTGACGCTAGCAGACAGGCAGCGGCTATTCTTAAAGGCAACAGCGAGAACACCCTAAATGGTGTTCCAGCAATGGCTGCATACATCAGCGCATTAAACTACGACCAAGCAAGAATGCAAGAGCCAAACTTTGTTGGCAAAATGCATCTGCGTGAACGACAGTATGATGCTGACACTGGTACGTATGGAACCAGTCAAGGCGACAGTTATACTATTGAACGCTTGATGCCGGTGCCGTACAAACTAACTATCAAGTTGGATGTATGGACCAGTAACACCGAACAAAAAATGCAGATCATTGAGCAACTGGCTGTTTTGTTCAATCCCAGTTTAGAAATACAAAGCACAGACAACTATATTGACTGGACCAGCTTGACCTATGTACAATTGACCGAGCTGCTATGGAGTAGCCGCACAGTACCGTCTGGTGCTGAAGAGCCAATTGACATTGCCACAATGACTTTTGAAATGCCTATTTGGATCAGTGCTCCTGCCAAGGTCAAACGTCTTGGCGTTATACAAAAGTTCATTGGCAACATTTACGACGAGCAAGGTATATTCAACGAAGAAACTGTGCTAACAAACTTGGTTGGACGCTCTACTGTTACTCCGTTAAACTACGGTGTACTTTATACTGGCAATCAGTTAAAATTACTAAAACCGCAAGAAATAGTTGATGAAGATTTCAACATATCTAAAGTTAATCCGCCAGACACTTGGAGAGCATTGATTGAAATTTATGGTACCTTGGTTACTGGCCAAAGCGAAATTCGTTTTGAACTGCCTAGCGGAACTGAATTGATTGGCTCTATAACTTATCATCCATCGGATCCTACTATACTGTTGTTTGATCCAATTGAAGATACCATGCCAGTTAATACTGTTGACGCTGTCAATGCAATTATCAATCCCATTAACGTAACTGTTGATAATGCCTTGCTAAATCCAACCGCGGGTACTAGATATTTGTTGACAGACGATATTGGAGATGCTGCCAATGCAAATTACAGCTTGTGGGGAGCCGTGGTTGCAAAAGAAAATGACATAATTGAATATTCTGGTAGCAATTGGTTTGTGTCGTTTGCCAGTGCTGATATAGATACAACTGAATATGTAACAAACACAAACACAAACGTGCAGTACCGCTGGACTGGTGCAGAGTGGGTCAAGAGTGTAGAAGGTGTTTATCGAGGTGGCGAGTGGAGTCTAGTCATATAGGATGTGGTGCTTTAGTCTACTGTAAAGCAACACATCGATATCTTTTTTTATTACGCAATCAAAAACGTCACGCTGGGTCTTGGGGTCTGGTTGGGGGTGGTGTTGAAATCAACGAAACACCACCGCAGGCATTGCAACGAGAAATTGTTGAGGAAATAGGCAGTATACCAATTGAAAAAATTATACCGCTAGAAAAGTTTACCAGCGACACTAACAATTTTGAATATCACACGTATCTGATAATTGTCGAACAAGAGTTTATACCAAAGCTAAACAACGAGCATAGAGGTTATGCTTGGACGTCAATTGAAGACCACCCAAAGCCGTTGCATCCGGGTGTGTGGCGCACATTTAATTTTAAATCAATTGTTAATAAAATTAAAACTGTTGAGACTGTTATACATCAGCCTCTGTCACAAACTGTCTGAAACTAACAGTTCTAAAATTTAAAAAATACTTCCACGCTTCTGGTGTTCTAAATGTAGCCGTCGGTGCCACACGTACAAACTCAACATCAGGATACGCAGACATCACCGATGCTAAACTTTTGACCCAAAAATCCTCAACCACAGTATCTGATTTCGCAGGGTAGTGTTCGGTATCTGCATACACATTGTAGTTGTGTCCCGGACTGTCATTGCCATCAAATCCCAATAGGTACACTTTTTTATGCCCGTCAAATGCAGCCAAGTAGGCAGCAACAGCACCACTGTTCCAATTTGGGCTTTGCGGAACATAGTTAAATTTTCCCGGATGATCAAACAAGGCTTGATTGGGCGCATAGACTACACGGGCATCACACTCGCCGCTATTGGCCACAGTGCTAATAAATTCGTCATCACCGGTTATCACTAGAAAATCAGTTTTGAAATCCTTGTACAGTGCATTGCATCCGTAGGTAAAAAACTTTCTTGGTTGCAGTGCTGGTGCCCAATTCAATGTGCCTTGTCGATGTTCTAGCAGCAATCGTAAATCAAAATCTAGTCGCGAACTCCCGTTACCAATTACCAAAGCGCGGTCTGACAGCGGTTGCACAGGAAAAGGATTGGCAAGGAATTCTTGTGTGGGATTCCATTTGGCATTTTCGTAAACTCTATCTACAACAACTTCTTCGCCTTGATACGTTTTTCTATATAGCTGTTTAATTTTTTGCATAATTACTCCGGCTTGGGGTACTTGTTTTTAATCACATCAATTGATGCTCGCCATGCGTCGTAACCACCGTGATATAATGTATCAAATTGATCAGCAAAACTAGGATACTCATCTTTACGTAAGCGTTGATATTCTAATGCATCATATTCAGCTTGTAATCTAGCGATTTCAGTTTCAATTTCTTCTTGAGATGGGCAAGGTATTGCAGTGTCGCGCCACTCCAGTCCGCCGTAATCGTTACCACGATGTGTCCATTGTGCATTAGGATATAAACTAACCAATGCTGCTGCTATATCAAAAATTTGTCTTGTTGCCATGTTTGCTCTCTTTACGCAATTGCCATTATAGTTAACACTGGGATACCCAGTTGCACACTGCCGCCACCATCCCAGTATGTAGTTCCGTGTACACTCATCGGATTGCCAGAAGCATAACGCCTGAACTGCATTTTTAATGTTTTAGCGGATGTCCATGTTGCTTGTCTGCCAGTATTAGCATCTGCATTGCCGCCAATTGCAACGGTCCATTCAAAGGCAAATCTTCCTTCAGGGTAATACCCTGATCTACTGTGTCTTGCATAAACTACTTCTGCTGCATCAATGAAAAATTTATGGTGACTAATACAATGTGTGCCGCCCGGCCAGTACCAGTTATATTCAAAGGTGTATTTAACCCTAGTAGTGCCAGTTGGGGGTGTATATGCAAGACTTGATCCTGTGATATCAGCATAAGAATCTGTTCCTGTCTGTACCGCAGTGACATTTTGAAAGGTGTACGTACCAGATCCCACTGTAACTGAAGACCCGTCACATGGGCTGCTTAAATATTCAATTATTTGCCCAGGCTGACGCGGATAGCCATTTACTAATACGGCTGTTCCTGCTGAGTTTTTAATATCGTCTACTTTCAATATTGATGCCATTTTGCGCCCTTTACACTATTTACGCTGTTGCAATAATATCCAATTGCGGCATGCTAAAATTATTAGAGGTACCAGCACCGCCGCCACCGTCCCAATAGTAAGTTCCATGCAAATTGCTGTCGTCACTGGTTCCATAATTTCTTACCATCATATACAATGTTTTAGGTGCAGTCCACGTTGCCAAAGTACCGTTGTTTGTGTTGTTTGTACCATTAATTTTTATTGTCCATGTAAACGTGTATCTATCTTCTATATATCTACCAGATCTATTATGTCTAGCATATACTACTTCGTTATTGTCAATAAAAAATTTATAGTGGTTGATAGCATGGTCAGTATCCCAATATGTTGTAAAGTGAAATCTGTACGTTACATTGGTTGCACCTGCAGGAGGTACATAGTCTATCACTGATCCTTTTATTGGTGTATATGTTGTTGATGTTGTTGCTGTGAGCACTTGCTGCGTAAAAACACTTTGAAATCTATAAGTACCTGATCCCACTGTGACCTGACTGCCGTCACATATACTAGAAAGATATTCAATGATTCGGCCTGGTCGTCGTGGATAGCCATTGATTAACAAATCTTGACTTGACGAGTTTTTAAGAACATCAATTTTGGCAGACATTATTGTGCTATCTCCGTCAAGTTCCACCCATATTCCATGTATTGGTCAACAAGATAATTGGTGGCGGTTGATGATCCGTTTCTATAACTTAATTTGTAAACAACATTTCCTACAACACCAGGTGTGTCAACAAATCTAACTTTTTGCTGTGCCCAGGCGTTCGAATTATAATTCCATCCATAAGCGTATCTTGACGATGTATTAGTAAACGGTGTTAAATTAACAAAGCTCGAGCCACCGTTAGTACTTCTGTACAGTTGTAAAATAATGTAATTTGCCGCTCCGTATATCATTTGTGAATACCATTCAACTAATATTTTACTTGATGCGTATTCAGGCGTAATCCAAATTTTTAATCCTAAATCAGTTTCAGTCAATGATGTAATAGTCAATGCCGAAGTTGTAGAAGCATTGGAACTAACTTGTCGCACAATTTCTCCTGCCCGCGGCGGAGACATAAACACGTTGGCACTGGTGCCGACCATTTTGTTACCTGTGGGTATTACTATAGTACCGCTTTGACCGTACGATGCAATACTGTCTGTTCTAACTATTCCCGGCATCAGGCGTATATCTCCGTTAGTGTCCACCCGTATTCCATATACTGATGCGTAAAATAATTTGTTGCTGTGCCAGAATAATTTCTGTAATTTACTCTATAAGTCACCGTGGATGTTGTGTTCGGCGAATCTAGATATGTATGAATTGCTGAGTTCCAATTAGATTGTATATAACTCCACCCGTAGGTGTATCTTGATGCTGCGGCAGTTAAAGGTGTTAACACATTGTATCCGGCTCCACCAATATCTCTATACAATAGTAAGCACATTGGGCTCCCAGATGCTCCGTATTGCATGGTGGACCACTGCTCTACTCTTATCTTGCTTGTAGAATACCTAGGTGTAATACTTGCTGTTAAAGGTGCAGCTACTTCGCTTGTTGAGGCCACGCTCAGATGTGAGATTGGCATGGCATTGGCTGTGACCATCTGAACTATACCCCCAACTCTAGGTGGCCCGTCAAACGTGCCTGGATCTGTACCTACAAATCTAGTGTTAGCAGGAATAACAATATTCCCCGTACCAGCTGATGCTGTAATTTGATCTACTCGTAATGTCATTGTGCAATCTCCCAGGCCATGCTGTAGCTGACTCCGTTTTCGTAATTGGTCGTTCCTGTGCTGCCAGCAGTCCTATTCAAATACCAAGTATAATTAGATCCGGCAGTATTTTGCACTCCAGGTGCATAGGTAACTAAATCTATAGTTTTAGGAAAATCAAAATATCTCATAGTTGATGTAAACGGAGTAGAATTATAATCACTTTCGTACGGTAGTGGCATTGCGTATCCTGACCAAAATTGTCTTCCTGCTTGATTGTTGAATCCAGCATAAGGACCATCAGGTACTGCACCATTTTTAAAAACAGTCATTACATAATCATGTGTGCTGCCACCTTCTCCAAATATTTGAAAACTACACATTATCATGCTGTTAGATCTTTTGGGCCTTATACTGATTCTCATGTCAACAAATTCTACTCCACCAATTTGATTACCGGTTGTATAGGTAGTACCTGTGTCATATCTTTTTATTACGCATTGAACTACTGACCCAGGACTGATCACCGAATGACCACCAGGCATGACAATCGTATTTCCAGACAACGCCTTGATATTGCCTACAGTTAAAACGGTCATTGTGCAATTTCCCAGGCAATACTTAGACTTACACCATTTTCTTGGTTGGTAGTTCCGGTACTGCTCACTGTTCTATTCAGATACCAAACATAACTAACACCACCAGATTCTTTAACGCCCGGAGCATAAGTTATTGGACTTGTTGATCCTGGAAAATCGTAGTACATGAAATTCTGTGTAAATGGTGTACTGCTGTAGTCTGTTTCGTATGGCAATGCCATTGCGATCCCAGACCAATGATTATCACCGGCCGCGGTGTTATATCCAGCATAAGTTCCGGACGGTACTGAACCATTTTTAAACACTCTAAATATATAGTTGTGCGAACTGGCGCCTTCGCCATGTACTTGAAACTGACATATAATCAGACTATTTGATCTTTTTGGAGTTATACTTACTCGCAAATCTGTCATTTCTACACCATTGACTCCAGTGCCTGTAGTGTAACTTGTTGCAGTATCGTAACGTTTGACCTGGCATTGTATAACTGATCCAGGATTTATCAAGGTGTGTCCGTTAGTTACCAAGATCTGATTGTTAGTTGATACTGTGCCTGATAGACCGCTAACGGTTAGATTACTCATATTAAACTATGCTCCATTCGCCGCCGTCTGCAATAACTACTTCTACCCCGTCGGCAATGGTCATTGGACCAACACTCATTGCATTTTCTGTAGCACCAATAGTAACATTGGCTGAAACAGTTCTTGTATTATAATAAAATTGCCCGGTGTTGTTAACGTTGTTGGCCGAAACTCTGCTAGTTGCAGTAACATACGTTGAATTAACATTTGCAGAAGTTGTGATATTATTAGTTGCGGCAATTATACCAGTACTCACATTGCCGCTAATTAGATTACCCGATAGTGTTGCTTGAGTAGCAGTAAGATTGCCCGAAGCGGTAATATTACCGGTAGTAGCAATATTGCCAGCAGCAGTCATGCCACCTGTGCTTACAATAAGAGCACCGTTGCTTACAGTTAAGTCGCCCATGGATTCTAGTACTGTAAACTTACCCGAGCTTGGAGAAGTGTTTCCAATTGGAGTACCTTGAATGGTACCTGCATGTAAGTTCCCGCCAATACCAACACCACCAGCAACTATCAGTGCGCCAAATAGTTGGCCATTGCTAACATTTGCACTAGTAACTGCTAGAGTGTTAACTGTTAGATAAGTACCGTCGGACCGTAGACGGATCCATGCGCTTTTTGAACTGTTGTAGGAATAGATTACATTTGCTACTGTAGCAATGTCCCCGTTTGACGGACTTGATGGAAATGCCATTAGAATCTCCCCACAACTATTTCAATTGTCTTAATACTATTGTCTGTTATCATTTCTAAACTTTTGCCTATCACACAACCCGGCTTGAATAAATCAGTGTTCAACGCTTCGGCTACGCCTGGCTGTGAACCGGTTACTAGAACTGTTCCTTTATTTACCGGGCCTCGAACCAGGCACGGAACTCTTCCGGTTAATGCAACTGGCAATCCTTCAGTATTGCCTGCATTCATCAAGTATGCCGGATCTGTTGAAATCACTCCGGCTACTCTAGTGTCATGTGATTGATCAGTTACTGTTATTTCAGCTGGTCCACCAAACACTACCACAGTTCCCGGGCTGTATTCTGCATCTGCAACATAGTTTTCTGCCAAGTCAGCATAACGTGCCTGTGACGAAGTTCCGTAAAATGTACCCCACCACTGTGTAGTAGTACCAATATTTTGTGCGGTATTTGCACCAATTGGAATTAACCAATTGTTAAGAGTTAAGTTTCCAAAAATTGCACCGGGACCAGAAACACTCAATGTAGAGCCTGTTACTGTGGCATTTGAATATGTGAACGCTGAACTAGTATCGACCCAGACTTGATTTGTTCCGTCGTCGGTATATTCAAATATAATATCAGTTGTAGTGTCATACCATCGATCACCCTTGGTTGGTCCTGTTGGTGGTGTAGTTGATACTGTATAGGTTACTCCAGAAATTGGGTTACCGTTGCCGGACCAGTAAATACCAGTAGTTGTCCGAATAGCATTGGTGTATACGTTTCCAGTGACTCCGAGCCCGCCAGATACAACCAAAGCACCAGTTGTTGTACTAGTACTGACTGTTCCTGCATTGGCAACAATATTACCAGTTATGCTGTCAAATAATAAATTAGCTGGACCTAATATGCCGCCGTCATTGAATTGTAGTTGCCCGCTAGCACCAGCAGCAGCTCCGCCGCCACCTCCGGTACTTATAATATTGTTGTTTCCAGACCAGAATAAACCTTGAGCGGTGTAAACACGATTGACAGTTACGTTACCATCAATTGTTGCTGCTCCGTATATTCGTGTTCCGCCTAATAATTTTGCCATTCGTTAAACTCCGTACCTGGTTCTAG